TTCCTCTACTGCCGCCAAGTCCTCGGATACCAGCACCTTGACGGTGTTGGGTACGATGCCGCCGATAGCCTCGACAAGCTCAGTTTGTATAGCGGTAAAGTTCACGCGCTGCCCCCGATAATGTGGCTGCTAACAATGTCCTCTGCCGTTCTGCTCCAATCCAGCGGTAGTACGGTGCGCCCGTTCTGTATTGGCATATAGGGTCTTGCGGGTACATTGCCCCAAGGTATAGGGCCGTTGCGCCGTGTGCGCCCGAATTGCCCCTGCCGTGCGCCATTCTGGTGTAGCCCCGCATAGACGAGGTTTGTGCCGATAGAAACTGCATCGCCGCCCTGAACCTTGGCGCTGATTGAGCTACGCAAGCGCCCTGTATCCATCAAGGGTTGCCCCCCTGTGCGTCTGCCTTTATTGCGGCTTTGGGTAACAGCGGATAGTGCCGCCCAACGCTCACCATAGGGGCTTTTTCCTTGGCTAAATTGGCTACGGATGCGCTCGGCAAACTCAACGCCAACCTCAGCCAGTGCAGGGCGCAAATTCCCTGCGTTCTGCTGCATACGCTGTAGCAGCGTTATTACAGGCTCAAGCCCTACGGTTTGCACTTTCATGGGCGCGTTCATAGGTTGCCCCCATAGCGCAACTCAAAGCCTACGCCGTAGGTCATCGGTCTAACCGTTGCCGCTATAACGCAGGTTGCCGCCGTATTAACGGGTACGGGTAAACCTACTGCATCCAATAATTGCGCCTTGCCTGTAGCCACATCGCGTAGCCATTTCAAAGCGTCTTGCTGGCGGTTACGCACTTCTTCGGGGCTTCTACTATCCCAAAGGCGAAACCGCGCTAAATCTAGTGTTGCCTGCTGTAATGCAAGCCCCGCAAATGGTACGAAAGCTATCCGCTTGGGCGCTGGCTTCGGCAATAGCCTTGTCCAAGCGACCAAAGGAACTGCCCTCTAGGTCTGCTGCCTCGGCTGCGCCAAAGGCAAGCTCAAATGCTGCGCGGTCTGCGTACATGGGCTTAGGTGCTAGTGTGAACTTTAACCAGCACGGCAGGACGCATACACATTGGCAATACGTTTGCCTGTGTGTGAATGTCATAGCCGCGACCCATCTTAGCCTCTTGCACCTTAGCGTAGTACACCTGACCCAACTTACCAACGGTATCGTTGAAGTCGGCTGGCGCTGCCAAGGTTGCAAAGGTATTGGTTGTGCCTACAGGGAAGGCGTGACCCTCATTGGCTGCAATGAAGCGGATAGTGCCACCTGTACCGCTTGCTCTGCCGCGATATTCCTCAAAGGTTACGCTGCCAAAGGTGAAGCCATCGCGCATATCGCCGCCTAAGCGTTGGGATGCCTCTTGGTAGTTGGCGTATGCTTCCTTAACGCTAGGGTGTGCAACCAATTTATCGAAAAACTCAGAAGATACAAGAGCGCGTACACCGCTGCTGGATTCACCCATCAGGTTATCCTCCATGTAGCGTACCAACTCCATACACTTAGCGCGTACATCGGTTTTGTTAGCAGGCAACAAGTCAAAGTCAATGGACTTTTGAGTAATGCCAAACTCGTTATAGAGGTTGTAAACAACGCTAGAGCCATCGGCATCTAAAATGATGCCCTTCAATGCACCCATACGCAGGTATTCCAGCGTAATGTCGTGTTTGGAGCGAACTGTGGACAGCTTTTGGTTCAGCAATGCCGCCAAGCTCTCGCGTGTATCGCCGCCAAAGGCACGGATACCGTCAACCTCAGCGGGGTTTACGTGTTCCTCTTGAATCAAACGGGGTACACGGAAGGTACGAACACGGCGCTTGCCGCCTTGCCCGACTGTGCCTGCACCACCGATAGCCTCGGTTGGGATTAAGGCGAGTGAGCCGTTGGATTCCTCAATGGCAATGTCGCGGGTCATTACGCCGCGCACTGGCATTAAGCCAAGTTGGTTTAAGCGTCCATAGGTGTTGGGTACGATATTGATTGCTGCTGCAATCTCGGTCTGTGTAAAGGCATTTGCAATGGTCAACATGGTAGTTAATCCTCTATTCGGTTAAACGGTTTGACGGGTAATCAAGCCCAAAGCCTTCAACTGCGACAAGGCAGTGGCTTTTTGTGGCGCTGTGATACCAACGGGGTATGTCAGGTATAGGTCGCTCAGTACGCATGGGCCACGCGCAATGATTACGCCCTTGGTATCTGCGCTGGTAGCATCCACATCAACAGCCAACACGCCAACGGCGGTTTGTGAGCCATCGGTGGCTGCGGGTGTCAGCAGCTTTGCCTTGCCTGTAGCGGTCACGATGCCGACTACAGAGCCGACAACGAGGTTTTGTCCAGAGGATACGGTCACGGTTTCGCGGGTGTAAAGCGGGTCAAACTCGCGCTTTACTACATCGCCAAAGTAGGTTTTTTCGGTTTGTACTGGCATGATTTACTCCAATTATTTGAGGTTGTGCATGGCTTTTGCCGATGCAAGCAATACGGATGGTGTGCCGCCTGCGGGTGCGCCGCTTGCAGCAAATGTGCTTTGTGTCAGGCTGCTAGGCAGGCTGGCAGGTTTATGGTTGGCGCGTAGGTCAGCCGCTAATGCGGTGAACGAATCGGCGCTCAAGCCCATATAGACCTTGGCAGATTCGGCACTAAATTCGCGCCCAATATCGCTAAACAAGGCTTTCACCTCGCCCTCGCGCTTGGCTTGCATAGCCTCTGCTAGTTGCGCTGCCTGCTCGGACAGCTTCGCTTCGGCTTGCGCCAGTTGGGTTTTGAGTTCGTCAAACTCGGCTTGTGTGGGCATAGGTGCGCCCTCCTTTTGAGAAATGGGCGCACTCGCCCTGTTGCTGAAAAACGATGCGCTGGTGTGCTTATCCGCACCGAGCGCGACAATCGAACCCTCACGCAGTACCGCGCCGCGCAACACCATTGCGGGGCCACTCACCTCGCGGGTGTTCACGGTTAGCTTCTTGCCTGCGGGGATGTCCTCAATGCTGTAGTCGAATACGCCCATGCTCATTTGCCATTGCATACCCGACTGCGCTTTTTTAACGATGGATTGCGCGTCAGCATCAAAATCGGTAAACAACACGCCCTCCACCGCCAATGCAGCGGGGCTTTTGTCTAGCTTGGAAAATGTGCCCACAACCTTAGATTGGTCATGCTGGAAAAGGACGGGTATGCTTTCCTCCAGCGCCATGCTGTCGAGGTCAACATACACATTACCCATAACGGCTGCACCGCTATAAAGCTGTCCTGTAAACTGCTTAGGCAAAGCATCGCCGTTAGCTGTGAAGCTGGCGCTGCCTACGAGAAATAAAGGTGGATTTTGCATACCCACCATGATGCGGGTTTAGACAAATTGCAATAAGAGTGTCTATTTTCACCCTTGCAAAATAGTTACAGTGCCATGCCAATTTACGCCGCCGTGCCAATCAGTAGGCGTAAAAAAAGCGCCCAATGTGGCGCTTCTTTGTCGCTAATGTGCCTTACTTAGCAGCAGCCTTTGATACCAAGCTCGGCAAGTTCAGCGAAATATTCATCTGTTAATTCGTTTTCATATTCCGGCATTGCGTCTGCAAGAAACTCAGGGATATGATGGTACTTGGCAAGTATTAGTGCCAACGTAGATTTTTTGATATGTACGCCATCACCAGCGCCACCCTCAAACTCGTAATAGGTAGGGTGTGGGTGTGAAACTATCCCCTCATCCTTAGATATTTCAAGAATAACATCAGCGCCCTTGCCTGCCAGTTCAAGGGTTTCATCATCCCATACCAAATCCAACGGGCTTATGCCCTTGGTGGTGGGTTCGCAATGAATAAAGTGCTGCATCTACTTAAAGTTAAACAATAAACCAATGACCAATTCTACCATTTGTCTGTCTTTTTCATACATTAGTTGCAGATCGCGTAGCGAATGTGCTACAGGTTTGCCATGCGTAGATTCCTGCGCCCCTAGCACCGTTTCAAGAGCCATCGTAAGCACCTCAAGCGCAGGTCTGGTTGGTGTGTGAGAGTACTCGCGCCCTTGGTATGGGTTGGCATAACCATCCTCTTTTGTTACCTCATCTTTACCATAGCCGTGTCTTGGCTGAAGCTGCGCTAAAAACTTGAGCTTATCATTTTGCGTTCTGGCTACGTGCAATGCTTGGAAAATATCATCCAAGCCTCCCACCTTTTCTTGCAATATATGAGCATACTCATGTATTGCGGTTCGCATACTGTTTTTTGGTGTTGATAAAAAGCTATCGGACTTTTGAGCACTTTTTACAGCGCCATAACCACGCAAATTAAAGCCAAAAAGATAATCTCTTGAAAGAGTATAAGCAACACCTCTTGCGTCTTTAGCTGTAGATGCTTTAGCAGATAAAGAACCTATGTTATTTGCTGCTGCCACCCATGTATCAGGAAAGTAGCGGGATGCTTTGCGAACCATTGCCGCGCCCGTTCCCGTTACCTTTGCCTCCACGCCATCTATGCCAACTTCTTTGCGTAGCTTTTCCATCAATTTATTATGGAAACGCTCTGCGGTTAACAGTGAGTGAATATCCGGTAAATTATCAACAATATCCTTGCCGTGCTTGACATACTCCTGCCATGTGGTCGGTTGCTGCTTAATCGCATCTGCTATCTTGGGGTTGGCATTAGCCAGCCGCTGCATAAATACATCGCCTAAATCCCCATCCAAGGGATGATGCCCCCACCCATCATCGGGGTTGCTCGGTACGGGCTGTGTGCTGCCATTCCAGCCCCGCGCCCTAGCCTCTGCTGCCGATAGCGCGATACGGATGCACCTGCAACGGTAGCCGCTTGGTGGCGTCCATATCTTCCACACCCCATCATCAGCAGGCGCAATAAAGTTATCCATCGCCATGTGCGCGGGTCGCGTCCTGCTGTCATTGATAGCATCGTACTGAAAAAACGGTCTGCGCTTTAGGCTTGCGGGGCTTTCCTGCTGCCGCGCTATCCCGCGCATATAGCCCGTTTGTAGGTTGGTGCGGAATAT